TTTAAACTTATGCTCGTAGTCAGGGTCTTTAAACAGCGGTACGATACTATCGTACATCTCAAGTACATCTTCGAAGTGTGTTAGCGAACCGCTCCACCCAAATGTTAACCTATCAGTTAATAACTCTGGTGTAACTTCGAATTGTTCCTCACTTGGCAGTATGCAGTTCGGTATAATTGTAATTGGTTTATCTGCTATCTCTTTAATTGCATTGGCTAAACGGTAATGTGTGCAGGTAACATGGTCGGCTCTGCGTATAGATTCGATTATTTCCTTAGTTTGGTTTGATGCCTTGTAGCTTTCGTAGTATATGTGCCAGTGCGGAAGTACATAATCATCATCCATGTCCACTATTAACTTGGCGTTTGACTTATTCAGCATGGCTAAACTTTCTAAATGCGTACCACACTTACTTATTGAACGGTTAACTACGACAATTGACATCTCATTTAACACTTCCTGAGTAACGGCAGTAATATCATTAGTGGTTATGAAGTCAATATCTTCCCATTGGCTATACAATGCTTTATGTGGTATGTACATTCTGTGGTAATCTATACCGGAATAATATGCACCTTCGCTTAAATCTCTTGAACTTGGTATAACTAATAATATTTTCATCTTATGTTTTTCAATTTTTCTTTAACCATTCTAAGTGCGGAATAACTTATCCCGGTCATACGTTGCACCTTACGCATGTTTCCTAATTCGTTATATAAAAGTATTACTCTATTTTCAAACTCAGGCAAATCCATCAGCAAATCTTCAGCAGGCATATACTCATCTACCCTCTCAACGTATTCTATTTGCTCAACTATTTCTTTGCTTAAATCTTCAAGCGATATTGTGTCGAATCTAAACTGATAGCCGTATGTTCCGTGCTTTGAACAAAGATTAGTTGCTACGCGATAAAACCAAAAATTAAAATAGCTTTCCTGTGGTAACTTATTTTCGGGAATTGTTAATAAAAGTATAGCTATCTCTTGAAACAAATCTTGGTAATGCTCCCCCGATACCTTCCTGCACAGGTTAAGGTATTCTTTATTTCGGGTAATATGAGTTATAAATTTATCTCTCATGTTAAAAAACAAAAGGGATAACATTACGCCATCCCCTCTGTACCACTAACCAATAAACTAATATGGAAAATTCAATTGAATTAAAACACAATACAAATCTATAATCGTAAAGTTTATTTACCAAATAATGTTTATAACTCATTTCCTTAATGTATCTAATACCACGTTATACTTGGTGTTGGCTTTACCATAACTATCTCGGATATGCTGTACTTCGTTACCTGTCTTGTCTATTTCAACCACGCTGTATTTGCCATCAAAGTGCTTGCGCAATTCGATGTTTATTGATGGTGTTCGTAGTGCGTGATATACTGTATAATCTTTTTTCATGTTACATTTTCTCGTTGGAGTTAATGGCAATTTTGCCAATTTTACTTAGAAGTATAATACCTATTAGTATAATTTATTTGTCACCTCCGTATGTTTCTTTGTAGTATTGTTCTGCTATTTCTAATATTTCATTTTTGCTTAAGTCTTCGTAACTACCGCCATTGTAGTATGCATCTTTTATCTCCTCCTTGTGCATTTCTTTTCTAAGCTCTTTAGTTAGCTTGATATTTCGTTTTGCCTTAAACAGTACGCTTGCATTTTTAATTTTCTTGTGAGTGTCGTCATCAATAACCTTAAAGTCTATGTTGTGGACTAATCCGCAATCGCAACAAGCTAATTTATACTTATCCATTACTGGCATCTGCCATTCATTGTCTTTTACCTTATAAAATTTAGTCATTGTCACCTCCGTATGTTTCGTTAAAATAATCGTCAAAATCACAATAAGACCTAGCTAGTACATGACCTCTATCTTCGTGCGCTTGTATGGCTGCATCCCATGTATTACCATGTTGCTCCTTTTCCATTGCTTTGGCTTGTTCAATAGCTTGAAATAAATCTATATCAATAAATTTAGTACTTGCAAATATTTGGTCTTCTAACCATTCAACTGCTGTTTGTTTACTCATTTGTATTTAAATTTAATTTGTTCAAGTTCCTCATTAGTGTAGCGTTTCATGCGTGTTGTGTCGGCTAATTTCTCAAGTTGAATAACCGCTTGTTCTCCTATCTTAGCAATTAACCCATCTCGGTAGTTTAATTCGTTACCTCCCAAGAACCTGTTACACTTTCCGCACTGCAAATGTACGTTGTTTTCGTGGAATATAACACCACTATAAATTTCTGCTTTCTTGTAGTGTCCACCATCCCATACAGTTGATGAAACGCTACCACAACTTATGCAAGGTTTATCCTTATCCCTCATGCGTATCCACTTTTGAAATACTTTTTTTGCCTCTCCTAAACGCTGTGCATAGCTTTTAATGTCATCCCTTGCCTTTGCCTTGTTTACTCGGTTTATCTTGGCTGTGTTAGCTTCTAAATGCTTTAATCTGCATTCGTACTTTGGGCATGGTTCTGTTGTGCTATACTTTGGTGTGTAGCGTTCAAGACAATACTTGCATTTCCTTTTAATTTCTTTCATTTTAAAAACGAGCGTAACTCCAGCCGATAGTTGATTCAAACTTATAAACCCCTTTATATTTTGAATATTAAATGTTAAAGCCTTCTAACCGCTCTGTTTGTAGCCAGAACAGGATTCGAACCTGTATTTATACCACCATAGGTTTACTTTTTTGGACGTACTAGCTAAATACTCTGCCTATGTGCTTTACCAATTCAGCCACCTGACTATTTTAGATTTATAAAACTCATCCTCGAAAAGGTAAAGAAACTCCATCTATTGTTTTTTGCGTAGCCAGGTCATGTACTGACCATGAAGTTGCAGATTTTAAAGTCTGCCGTTTTACCATTAAACTAGCTGACTATTTTTTTTTTATTTTAAAAGTTTCTTAGGTGTGTTCTTTACATCCAACGTATACTCAACGTAAGTTCCGTGAGTCTTGTACCTTGTTGTAAAATTAACCCTTTCCTTTTTAATTTTGTAGCCTTGATTAATGAACTCCGCCACTCGTGTTGATAGCTTACTGCATCCTGTTGTGGTAAACGCCTTAACCCAGTTAATTGGTTGACCTTTTTTTAGTAGAAGCATTAACGCTTCTTTTTGTGATTTTGGTTTCATGAATTTTTAATTTATGTTTGGTGATTAATTTCTCAATACTTTTAATTACATCCTGCTCACTTGCTGCACTTATCCAATAGTTGCGTGGGTTAGCCTTATCTTCTAATGTTATAGCGTATCTGCCCAATGTAAAGTAATCATCAAAGTGGTAATTATACATTGACATGCTCTCGTAACCTGTGGCTTTTAAAGTATAACCAACTTTCCCTACTGTCTTAATCGCTCCGTTTATCTTTTCCATTAGTTCTCAATCTTTCTGTATCCGTTTTTGTCAGTTACTTTATCAAGCACCTTTATGGTTACCCCTTGCTGATATTGAATTTCTTTTTGTAGGTAAATAATTGTATCAATATGCGCCTTACATTGCATATACTGTACTAAGTTACCAAGTATTAAAGCGAGTATCATAACTGCCGATAAATACGTGAAGATAATTTTAAATGTTTCTTTCATATGTTTTTGGTTTGTGTGGTACAAAACTAATTCTTTTTTTGATAAAACAAATTTTTATTTATTTATTTCTTTTTTAACCCAATTCTCGACTGCTAAGTTCCGTGCAGTGGTCTTAATTATGTTTAAATTTAAGTTGTTTAACTCCCGATCTAACTCCATTACGCGAACTTTGTCAACTTCATCTCTCGCTCTTTCCCTTAACCTTGTAAGTTTTTTAGTTTCTAACTCAGTAGCTTTAGCGATTAGTGCCTCCCATTCCGTATTATCAAACCTTATTCTACCCGTGTTCCAAAGATACAAGTAAGCTGGGTTTCCGTTGTCATCTATTATGCCTGTACGCTTGTACTTTTCTATCACTCTTTGTAAGTTAGCTTCACTTAACTCCCTCCTTTCGGTTTCTGATGGGGTTGTTGCCTCTGCTAAACGTGCTTTAACAACCTGATGCTCTAATATTCCACCTGTTGTTTTTTGCTCGCTTAAATACGCTCTAATCCATTTAGCATAAGTTACACAGTTTAAACCAAAGAAATCCCCATATCCATTCGTTAATCCTTTTTGGAATATTTTTGATAGTTCTGGTAGCTTTAAATTTTTAAACTCAGTAATCGTTTGCAAGTCCCTGCATATCTCGTTTGAATCAAACATAACCATCGCCTCAAATTCATGGTCTTTTTTTGAACCCATACGGTTATGCGCCCATCTAATTAACTCAGCTATCTTTATTCTTAACTCAGCGTTGTTTAATTTACTTACGCTTGTCAATAGTATTATTTCTTGTGTCATAATCCAATTATCTTAACGGTTGTATCCTCTCCATTCCTTATGCGTTCAATTACGTTGTCAAATACTTCGTTAGTTGTTCGCATTGTTGGCTTTTCTTTTTTTACAAAGGTATTTTTTATTGGGTAAATACCTGCCCAACTATTAACAATTGATTGATTTAGTATGTCGCACATTTCACTCTCGTTATTTTGTGTCATCTGAACCAATTTCTTTTTAATTAAATTTACTGCATAAGGTGTTGCAGGTTTCTTGATTTGCTTTCTCATTTCCAAATAAGAATCAAATGTCAACTCAAGTTCAGATTTAGGTATTACTATATCTATATTATTATTAGTATTATATAAAGTAGTATTATTAGGTAAAGTTTCTTTACTACCCCCCTGTAAAGTTTCTTTACTACCTGTGTAAAGTTTCTTTACCCCCTCTAAAGATATTTTATATCGGTTAAAAGTAACACCATTAACCACTAATTCAGACTTAACAATCAAATCCATCTCACATAATTCCTTCAATGCTTTCATGGCTGTTGGTCTTGAACAGTTTAACCATTTACAAACATAATTAATTGAACCTGTAAACTCGGAATTACCATCTTGTGAAAACCCATAAATCAAGGCAAATGTTAAAAGACTACTACCATTTAAATTTAAATCAGTAATCATCCATCCTTGAATTACAATATAATTATTTCTCATAAATTAAAAAGCCTCCTTATCTTCATGTGGGGTCTGACTTCCACAATCCAACAAAGAGGCGTTTAATACGTTTAAGTTCTTTGTGTCAGACCGAACTACAATGCAATAATAATACTTAGTTTTTAATTATGCAAGTATTTTATTAGAATATTTCTTAACCTATCTCCTATCTGCCTCTTAACTTCAAGTGGTAGTAGCTTGTATGATTGCTTTGTCTTAATGTCTACGGATACGTTTATACCCTCAGTTAATGCGTTATCCTTGCTTGGTCTTCCAGCACCTTTTCTTTTACCGCCTCGTTTGCTCATTAGTTAAAAGTATATAAGTTTTCTATTTGTAAACTTGCTAATCGGTTATCAATTACTCTTAACAAGTAATCTGCTTGCTTTGCCTTTAAATGGTTGCTATCTTTAACCATCAGCATAAATAACCTGTATACTCGGTTACGCCTTTTCATTAATATTTCCGACTTCATGTTGCTCTTGTATAAATTGTTTAACCTTTAACTCTGCATACTGCTCAACCTCTTTTGATATTGCTTCCGCTGCTACCATTGGAGTAATTTCTTGCTTTGTTAATCGCTTCATGATTTCAATAATGCGATAAGTTACATCGTATTGATTGTCCATTAGTTTAAATTGTTAAAGTGTTTTAAATCTGATTTAGTTGATTTGATTACCTTAGGTAATGTTAGCACCGCATATACGGCAAATGCTAAAATGAAAATTAAGTGTGTCATGTTATTTATTTTTTAATTGGTTGTGTATATCGTCTAACTTAAATGCTATATACCATAATGGTATAGTTATAAGTATGGCTGCCGTTATGGCCATTTTAAAAGTTAATTAATACTCTTGCGGATTTAAATTGATACTTAGTTGATGTCATTTGGTTTTAATCTAATCTGATAAAAATATATTTTTAATTGGTTTAGTTGTCCTTGTGTTGGCGTGAAGTCTATCCATTCTTCACGCCATTTGCTGTAATATTGCATCATTATTCGTGTTTTGATAAATCGTTAAAAAGCTTTATTTGTGCAATTAGTTTAGCATGCAATTTAGTTCCTATTGTAACTGTTTGGCCTAATACTTTTATTGTTTGTTTTTTAGTTGCTTTCATAATGTTTGTGTTTATCCGTTTTGGTGATACAAAGATGCACCCTTTTTTGATAAAAACAATAGTTATTCAAAAATAATTATAAAATAATTTGTAACTCGCTGTAAATCAAACAGAATATTTTTAAAACAAACATAAAAAAACCTCCACTTGGGAGGCTCTTTTGATTAAAAATTGTACTCTTTGCCGTTGCCGACATACTTTTTTGGGAGTTTATTTTGCCTGTCTTCTTTACTTTGGCTCATGTACACCGTATGCGTGTTGTCATACTGATCCTTTTCCCTTCGCTGGTCAACTACTACGTTAACATATTTTTTACCGTTGGCTGCGGTTGTAATCGACTCCTTAGGGATGTCGGATAAACAGATACTTGTTACTATCATATTGTTTTTAATATTTGGTCTTTGTATTCTTTAGCTTTTAGTAGCTTTGATTTGATTAACTCGATGTGTTCCTCATCTCTTGGAACGTGGATTGAATGTAAATGATGTACATGGTTGTAGTATCTATCATCAAATGAAATAAACACACCATCCTCTGCATCGCATAACCACATATTCATCTGCATTTGGCTATAATATTGTGGCACTGCCTTCTTTAATTCCTCAGCATCACGCATCATTAAATATTCCAAGTGCGTTTTAGACAAAGGACATTTAATTTCGCAGATTGATTTGCCGATTATAATGTCAGGCGTGCCTCCTGCGTTGTGGTCTTCATCAGTAAAAAACACAAAACCACCCACAGAAGTATAAACGAAGTCATCATCATTTACCGACTTGCCTATACTTTCAGCGTAAGCTAAAACTGCTTGTGGTTCTGCTTCATTACCTCGCTCCATGTTACTATTATAGTGTTGTGGTTCTTCGGGCGCAAGTAGAATAGCTACACGCTCACGCACATAAGTCTTTGCCCCTTCACTTAAATTGCCTGCCTCTTTATCTGCTTTCAGTTTTGGTTCAGCTAATAGTCTGTGTACTTCGCTTGCGGTAAATAATCCCCTGCGGAATTTTGACCAGTCTTCTTTGGTTTCAAATACGTTATACTTAGCCATTTTTACCTCCCATTTTTTCTGCGTTTGACTTAGTAAACTGCTCGTTAATATTTGCATCTGGTTTAAATTCGACAACATCCTTGCGATTCAAGTTAGCCCCAAACAATGCACCGAAATGGTCCGCAGCATCCTTAACAGCTACTGTCTTGGCAATTGGAAACGCCATCGACAAAGCACCGTTGTTAATATTGCCTAAGTCGGCAGGGCTTGAACCTTGTTTTGTTTGAAGTTGTGCTGCTCCAATGCCATCATAAAACAACCACTCACCATTAGTAGGTGATTTAAAGTGTACGCGAACTGTTACCCATACACCATTGAATGCAGTACCTTGTCCTGTAATCTCAATCTTGTACTCTTTGAAGATTTTACGCAGTAATAATTCCACCTTGTCAATAGGCAAGTAGTTGTAGCCTTTAATGAATGGATGTGTCTTTACCCATTGCGCTGGTGGTGCTTGATTAAGCAGTAAATTAAGTTGGTCATTCTTCCACGCTAACTCCAAGTCTTGCGTGAGTTCTGCCAGTGTAGGCAGTTTAATTAGTGTTTTTTCCATTAGAATAAATTTAGTTTTTCGTCTTCGGTTGGTGCGGTCAAATATATAAAGTTTTTATTACTTTCAATGTATTCCTTACAATATTTTTCCAAGTTTTCCATTATATTGTGTACATATTTTACTACGAATTGCTTGTGTTCACCTTCATGTGTAGGCATATCAATAACGTGTTCATCAGGGTAACGAGTGCGGATAAAGTGGTTTAGGTCTGCAAGTGCTATGCTTGCTGTTTTCCAATCTGCATTGGTATTATTCTCTGTACCATATTCGCACATGATTACTTCAATTGAATTACTATAATCCATGAAGTAGGCTTGGTCTATGTAAACTTTCATTACGCTATTACTAATGCTTGTTTGATTTGATTCTCTACATCTTTAAATTTACGCATGTAAAGTTTATCATAAGTAAGAATGTTGTTAACTGTTTGCACAGCATGAATTACAGTTGCGTGATCCAACCCACCAAACTCAAGACCTGTTTGCTTTAGGCTTAACCTTGTGAATTTACGAATAAAGAACATAGCCATTTGTCTTGCCTCTACAATGTGACCCTTGCGACCTCGTGAAATAATAAGACTTTGTTGTAAACCTAAGTAAGAGCATACAACCCTTCTAATAACTTCGGCTTTTTTGCGGTCATCTTTAATCATTGAAGACCTTTTGCAGAACGGTGCTGCTAATTGAATACCTTGATAAGGTAATTGTGTTGTTAATCTCATAATGTTTATTAATTGTGTGGTACAAAAATAAACCTTATTTTGATTAATCCAAGTTTTTTTTAAAATTATTTTGCAGTTATGTAAACTATTAGGGTTAATGCAGCTAATCCATAGCTTACACCTTGCCACACCTTAACTAAGTTAATAGCTTTTTTTGCCACTTTAGTTTGTGCCTTAATGATTGTATCTTTATTAGCAAGCAATGTATCTGCTTTTAGATTTGCAGTTGTTAAATGCGCTATAATCGTATCCTTAATAGTAGATTGAATGACACATGATGCATAAGACATAGAAAGTAAGTTAATGCTGTCTATACCATGCATAGAAAGTATTGCACCTGTATCGGTTTGAATAGCTAAGGAATCAATTTTAGTTATTAATTTAATGCGTTCCTTAGTCGGTTTCATTTTGTAACCATCTAAACGATTAGTCAAAGCTATGCGTTCTGCTTCAAGTGTAGCATTTAACACATCCACACTATCTAACACCAACATTCTATCCGCTGCTATTGTTGCATTTTCATTTTCCAATACGTTAACTATTGCAAGTTCTTTGTTTAACTGCTCATTTGTGCAATGTAGTTTTACTGATAGCATGGTAATTAGAACCAAGCAAAGTGTTAAAAGTGTATTGTTATTCATTACTTGTATGTTTCGTATGTTGACTTTCCGTTTACTTTCTTGGCTCTCAGTATTTGTTTTCTGTTGCCTGTGGCTTTGTAACTAACGTGTACCCAGTCAGGATTTTCAGCAGTTCCAAATTCCCAAATTAACTGATCAAATGTTAAATTAGCTTTAATATAATCAAACAATTTCTTGTTATCAGCAGCAGTATCAATGTCCATAGCTTGACCTAATGAATGTTGGCTTGTTAAACTGCTTCCAGGTATAGCCAAATTTAATGCCTTACTTCTGTAAAAAGAGTTAATCTTTATTGGTTTGCCGTACCATTCACGCATAGGTTCAAACACTTTCTCAGCCAATAACTTCATGTTTGCCAAATGTTCAGCAGTAGGACTATTGTCTATCTTCTTAGCTTCTCCTGTTGCTGAATAGGTAGCCTCTTTCAGCGTGATGTGTTTACTTATGTTACTCATTTGTATTATCTTTTTTATTCATCCATTTATCAACTGAGGCAATACCAAAACTGCCCAAAACTATTACCATAAACCCATCGAATATAAACTCGTTTATTACAAGTGGGTTGCCAAAATAACCCGTAACCAAATCTACACCCAATGCTATTACCAGCATAAAGAAAGCAATAAAACCAACAACCGCTTTCTCGTTGATGGTATTTTTATCGTCAAACAATTCTTTTAAAAATTTCATAATATACGTTTAGTAATTGATATACCGCCTGTAAATAAATAATCATTTGCACCAATTTTGTCTATGTTAACCATAGTGCCTCTAACATTAATTTCTAATGCTGTGTTCTTTGTAAAGTAACCTTTTATACTTGCTCCACCAATAATAGACTTACCTATTAAGTCATATCCTATTGTAAGAACAGGTATCATACCTACTCTAATACTATATATATTTGGTGCAATGTTATAATCTGCAAGTATTGAACCTTGATTAATCTGGCTGTTAATAGGCCCTGCAAATACTTTTGTGGTTGATACTTCAAACTTAGCTGTAAGATGTTTATGGAAATTGTATTTTAAAACAGCAAATCCCATTGGGATATAATATTGACCATCTACAACAATACTAAATGGCCTAAAATTACCAAAGTATGTTGATACACCTGCTCCTGATCCTATTTCAATATTACCTTTAAATGGAGTTTCAATTTGAGCAACTAATAATTTTTTAATGTCTTCAAGTGCAGGAAGCACTTGTTGGTAGTAATTTAAACTATCTTTAACCTTACGAATGCTGTCTTGTTGTATTAAAGATTTAACACTTACTATGTTTAAGCTATCTTGAACTTTTAACTTAGCAATGTTTTGCTTTTGATTTACAAAAGTATCATTTACACCTTTTGCTTGTTCAAGTGTAAATAAAACTACTTTTTGCCCTTCAATTGTTTTAATTACTTGGGAATAAGTCGAACTGCTCGCCAGTATCAGCAGCGTTAGTATTAATAGTTTCTTTAACATTTTGAAGTTCAGATTGTGTTACTGTAAGTGTTACCTGTAATTCTTTTTTTTCTTTTTCTAAGGTGACAAATTTCTCCTTCACCTCTGTTATCATCTTTGCCTGTTGCTTTTCTGCCTTAACACACACCGTTGAAGCCTGTTTAAACGTGTTGTTAGTTCTTGCAAGCAATGAATCTACTGATGAGTCATACTCTATTTCTTGTTTCGGGCCTGACAATGATACTGCTAATACCGTAATGATTGACAACAATAAATATTTCATTATTTAATAGCCCCCATTTGCGTTAATACTTCTAACTTTGTCGTGACAGCTACTAATGCACTGTCTGAACGCTTTAATGCTGCACTTAACAAATCAACCTTTTGCTCAAGCACTATTATCTTCTGCTCGTGCTTAGATATTTGGCTTGTGTAGTTAATCTTATTGTCAATGTACAAGTATGCAATTGCACAAAGTACCATAAACATGGTAGCCTTGAACGGGTCTTTACTGAATGTTTTAAAGCTAATTGGTAGAGTCACTTTGAATAACAGATTTATCGTTTAAAAATTCCATTACCATTTTAGGCTCTAAGTTCGTAAACTTAACGGCTATCATTAATAAGATGAAAGCGGCTATCTTCCATCCGTGATTCTTTAAAAAATCAATTGCAACTTGTTTCATAAATTATTTAATTAGGGCAAATCTTTAATTATAGGAGGTACATATTTAATGATTTCGCATTGCGCTAAATCTTCGTTATTTGGGAAGTCACTATAATCTGCATCAACTGCGACAACAAAATTACCAAACGCATCTTCTATTGGCCGAAACGTTGGGGAAACCCATAACGCTAACTTGTCTTGAGGTATTACGTAAACTTGCATTATAATGAGGCTATAAAGTTGTTGATAATTGTACGCATAATTGCAGGGTCAATATTATAACTTCCAGTATATAAATATTTTAATACAGAACCACTTTCATATATACCAATTGCATTTCCTGCATTATTAGCTGCACCAACGAACATCGTTCTTGTATTTATGGTTGGAGATGTTGATGCTAAAGTTCCATTTAACTCTGTACCATCTTGGAAACCATTTCTGTTAGCGTTATTATTCCTTCTTGTTGCGTAATCTTGATTTGATATTGTTCTTGTAAATAATGAAGCTCCTTGTGTACCGCTATTTTGATTTCCACAAGATACATTTGATGCAAGCACTACCCATGTAATATTACCATTGTTAAATCCTGTTACACCTGACGGAGTAGTATTTTTATTCGCAACTCCAAAACCAAAACAGTTATTGTTTATTTGAAATTTAGTTGAACCTGTTTGCGCAAAACCAGTATCAATATATGATGTACCAGTCATTGTGTACCCAGTTTTACGTGTAAATGTTGGTGAATTTACCAATATTACAGTTTGAGAGCCTATTAATGGCTTAGTTGATGCAGCACTTGTCGCATTTGAATATATCTGTAAAGTATCAAGTTCAGTATGGAAATTGTTTGACCTTAATGCCAAATACAGAGTGTTAAAACTATCAATTTCGGCACTTGTTAAAGTTAACCCTGTTATGTAAGTGTTAGTTAACGTGTCAAGGATACGAGCAATTTGATTGCTTGTTGCATTAGCTGAACCACCTGCATTAGTAGCTGTTACTACGCAAGTAATGTTTGATGTATTACCAGCATCATCCTGAACTAATGTGTAAGTGCTTGCGTTTGTACCAATGTTAGTAGCACCACGTTTCCATTGGTAAGATAATGTTGGTGTAGGTATACCTGTAACACCACTTGCACTTGCAGTTAATGTTTGCCCAACTACTGCCGTGCCACTTATTGTTGCACTTGATATTGTAGGGGCTACTGTGTTAACTGCACTTACACTATTACTTGATGCTATGAACGCACTTGTTCCGTAAGCATTAGTACCTTTTACTTCTACACGTATAGTTGTACCGTCATCAGCTAATTGAATAGTATAAGTTGAAGCAGTTGCCCCACTTATTGCTATTCCGTTGCGAGTCCACTTGTATTCGTAAGTTATTGGTGCAACACCATCCCATGATTCAACATCTGCCGTTATTAAAGTACCTGTTGATTGTGTGCCGCTTGGACTTACTGTTGGTGCAACCGTGTTAACAGGTGCAAAGTCTACAACTGATATTATGTTTGAAACTTCAGAATCAAATCCGTAACTATTAGTGCCTGTTACTACACAAGTAATTTCCGCTAAACTATCACTTGACCCGATTACATAAGTGTTCGCAGTCTGTCCTGCTATTGGTGAATCATTACGATTCCATTGGTAAGTGTAAGTTATCGGTGCAGTACCTGTAAATGTGCCATCTGTTGTAGTTAATGTACTACCAAATGTATTATCACCAAATATAGTAGGTGCTTCCATGTTGACAGGCAAAGCTCCAATTACAAGTGAGTTGCTTGAGTCAGCATTAACACTTCCTTGACTATTTGTAGCCGTTACGGTTACTGTTAAAGTTTTAGTATCTTCACCAATTAATGGCGTGTATGTGTTACTTTCGCCATTTTGCACGCTTGCATTATCAATTTTAAAATCAAAAGTAAATGTAGGTGATGGTGAACCTGTCCATGAACCTGTGCTTGATGTTACAACAGTGCCAATAGCACCATTCCCACTTAATAATGGTTGTACCACATTAACAGGGGCAGCGGGGATACTTTCCCCGACTTTCTTTAGCCCTAATTTATAGCCGTACATTACCCTACGTTAATAGTGGCAGGTTGTATAATTTCATCAAAAACAAACGCTGAACCACTTGCAAGTGTTAACGCCTTAATTCCTTGCCCACCTTGTGCAAACAATGTTACGCCTGCCTTAACAGTCTTACCGCTTATTCCCCATGCAGTTACTTGGTTACTATTATCAGTACCAGTAAACACACTTACTACGCTGTCTTCTTGAAAATATACGAATTGATATTTTGCATTGGTTATAGCGGCTGATGAATCGATAAATTTACCTTTTTGAAAACCGCCTAATAATAATTCTGTTGTAGTTGACATATACTTAAATATAATTATTTTAATTTTTTGCTTTTATTTAATTGGAACTTGACATCTATTAGCCTCAAATGGTAACTCAAATGAAAGTGTCATTAACCAACCATTTACTTTGTCAGGAAACGCCTCGAACAATGGCTCTAATGTTACGCTATCACCTACCAAAAAATTGTCATCGTTGGTAGGGTTTTCAAGCATTGCAATAACATCTTGGCTAATACTTAGTGTGTCGCTCATGGTGTCACGCTCGTTCCTTGAATCATCACTAACAATGTCAAGGATCATTATCCCGAAGTTTAGCGTTAATGTTTTCTCGCTAATATTTGAAGTCAAAACATTTGCCCACAATAAAGGATAGTTTTCTTGTTGTGTGCTTAGTTCAAACACTTCACCAAACCCAAACCCATTAAGCTGTGCGTGGCTTTGCTGTACTGCTTCGAGTTGATTTATTATTTGATTTAGCGTTGTGTACTTCATTTTGTTTTTGTGTTAAAAACTGCTTTAGTTTTTCGATATTCTTTTTGCTTACCCCGTTGTTCATATTTAACAATTATTGCAGCCTTCGTTTCGGTTATACTCGCTCGGTGCGTTTCGTATTCCTGTGAAATTATAATCACCTTTGCAACATCCGCTACCCCCTAACACCATTCCGCTTGTGTAGTTCGTACGTTTAGCGTAGATGGTATCTATGTTAGAGTTGATTTGATTTAAGTAATTAGGAAACAAAGTTTGATTGCTCATTAAGTATTTAGTCAATCGCTCTGCATACCACTCCGCTTTGTTTTTCGCGTTGTTCATCAAGAATCCAATTTCCTCTAATGAGGCAGGGTTCATGTTGTCTGCGTTTTGTACACCTACTGATTTATTAAAATACTTGTAGTTCATTACCAATGGCAACTCTGCACGACAATACCACACCATTGTTGGAGTGATGTAAGTATCCATTAAGTTCTTATCATTACCTGTTAATGTGTTGTGCCTTACTTTATCAATTAAATCATTGTATAAAGTAGTTCCCAATATCGGTAACACATAAAAGTTCTGCACATCCCAAATGGTCGGTGCAATAACTTTCATATCAACATTATCTTGTAGTATGCTTTCGGCTTTCAGTGTTGCCTCGCTTAAAAAATATACCTTTGCCATTATTTCTTTTTAACTAAAGTTTGTAACCAAATGTGCCTGCATGATGGCGAATGAATTTCAGTTTTAGGTATAGTGTACCAGCCACCTCTGCGAGTGAACGCATCATAGTTTGGTATGCCATAAATAGCCCCTAATCTTTCACCTATCTTATTAATTTCCTCACGAGTATACAATCTATTTGCTTCAATCATTCCCTTGCAAAATGGGCGTGTTCTGCCATCAGGTAAAACATCAGGTCCTTTAATGTCATATCTCAATGCGTACTTATATTTAACGTATAACTCACTAAAGTCTGGCACTTTTGTTTCTACCCCCTTTGGTGTTAGTTTTAAATTATCATCCAAGTAACCTTTGTCCATCATGTTAGTCATGATGTCTTCAATTTCTTTTACTTTTACTTTTAACAATTTAGCAATATCATCCGCTGTGGCTTTATCATCATTCTTTAAAATGTCGATTATACCTTTTTCAGTGGTCGTTAGCGCAAACATTTGGCTTTGTGTATCCATATCTGCTACGCTAAACACTTGTTTTATTTTTTTTACCTCTGTGTAACTATCAGCAGGCTCACCAAACTCCATAAATACCGCTAATTCTTGGTCATCTTTTGCAAACTTAGATTGTACTACTTCAACTTGCTGTGGTACTTCTAATGGTTTACGACCTATTATTTCACGCATCTCATCTTTTGTCAAGATAGTTGCCAATGTTTGCTCACTAAACTCAGGCATTACAGGCTCAATAGGTATAAATGTAACTTTATTTTTTAACCCTACTAAATCATTTAAGATAACTTCAATTGCATTTTGCTTTGGAGTGATGTAAGTGTTTTGGAATAACTGAAACGCTGTTGCCATTTCGTTTCTTCCACCTAATTGACCTTCAGTTCTTACCCCAAATAACATTGGCGAAGTAACTTTATGTCCTACAAATATCTCCTCTTGTATAGTCTTGTTTAACGCATCGTAACGCTTGTCAAAATCATTGCCTGTTAATTGTAAAACTTGTGGCGCACGTGCAGGATCGTCTACGAAATCAATTACTAAAGAGTTCGCACGGTCTGTACCAGTAAACTTCTTTTTCATTTGCTTTTCAATAGTCGACATTTCCTCATCAGAAGGTACCCCATTCATGAAAGTTATCATAGTCCCTCCCATAAAATTATTTTGAATTGAGGCACGATGAAAGTTGGCTATTTCCGCATCTGTAATAATTGCAGGCACAGCACCTATGTACTCAGGTAGCGTGTAAGTTTCTATGTTAGGTCTGTATTGCTTGTAGTACAATACACCTTCTTTGCCTTTCTCGTAGTCTTTACTTCCGTATGCTGGGTATTCCGTGATTTGGTCAGGCTTGATGCTCATGTTATCTGAGCCATCATCGTTTAACCAACACTCTGAATAGTATATTTTAGAATTGTCTTTGTTTGTTCTTAGGTTACAATAATCTAAGTGGTAAACTTCTGCAATTCCTTTTTTATCCTTTGACTTAATTATATGAATATAGCATCCACCAAACAACTCAATGTCCAATGCCATTTTACTACTTACGCTGTGTAGTGATTCGTAAGGATTAGCATTGTCAATAAACGCTTGTGTACTTACTATCTTATCAGTTGGTAAACCTTCTGCATTAAACGCCAAACCTTGACCTGCAATGTATAGTTGTTTAGCTGTTAGGATTGCATTGTGCTTTGCAGAACGGTTAAATAAAGTAACTAAGAAATTAGGATAGTTGTTATCCTCGCCATAATTAATATAGTCTTTATTGCGTACCTCCTTAAACACAGGTACCTTATCATTTGAGAATGTTATTACTTGTGTCTTCATTATATTTTTCTAAAAGTTACAACTAAATCAGCATCCGTATCTAACCCTCCACCACCATCAACCGCAACATTTGCAATATGTAATCTTATCTTACCTTCTTCTGTTCGGTAGTGCATTATTAATGGATTACCTACACCTTCATATTTTAAATTGCATTCGATAAAATCCCCAACATCTATATTTGTATTGTTAATTTCAAAATAAGCACTTGTACGTTTTGCTATTACTTCGGTAAAAGTTGCCACACCAGATAACCCATCAATATCTACCGATGTTGTGCCTGTATCCGTTTTGCTTAAATCATATTCTAATTGAAAATCAGTAGTCAATGCATCAACGTAAAATTTTGTTGCTGCATCCTGTGCAAGTGTAGGATTACCTAAACCTGTAATCTTAGATGTACCCATTGCTATTGCTCCTGTCATAGTGCCACCCGCTAAAGGTAACTTTGTATCTAACCCTGCGTTAGTTGCAGTAACAGTTGGGTATTTTGTATTAGTAGCATCAGCCGATAAATTGTTTTGCTTATTAGCTGTATCTTCTTTGCCTGCTATTGCAGCGGTTATCTGTGCTGCTACTTCCGCAGTAGTCGTAAATATAGTACCCAAGTATGTAGCTATTTTACTTAACGTGGTTTTCATGGTTTCGCCATTCTGAACTAATGGGAATTGGTCACCACTTGCATTAGCCGTTACTAATTCTAACTCGCTTATTTTTTTATTCCTCATATGTTTATTAAAAAACCGTTTTCTTGTAATAAATAATACCCATCCTCAGTCATTAAATTGTCATCAGGGTTGTAAACTATTGCTGTGCTATCTTGACCGCTGTAAATATAGTTAGCATCTGCACTTGGAACTACCCAAACTTTGCCCTTTTCAACTTCTTTAACAATCGAATTAACTGCTTCACTTGCATTTGCCAAACCACTAAGTGTACTTAATGATGTTTGAAAGATTGTATAGTTGTAAAATCCTGTATCACCTAACTCAACCTGCCCTGCTAAAGTGTTTGGTGTGTCCCTTTCGGTTACGCTAAACTCGTTAAACCTTTCTTTATGGGTAGATAGGTCAGTCGCTATAAAATAATAGTCTACGTTGCTTGTTTGGTTGGTAAATTGGAACAAGTAAAACGGATTAGTCGCTGTGCTATTTTCCGTTAATGTTACCACTACCTTGTTTGTTGTATATTTTTCAAACCTTATCACTACACATAAATATACTTTATGCAAAAAAGTGTTATGACATTGCCATAAAACAAAAAAGCCTCACATAAATGCAAGGCTAATTTGTATGAAAAACAAGTAAACTTAACTTAGTAATCCTGCTATGATTGATGGGTTAACCTCAGGTGAGAATGCTTTTTCCATTCCACCAAATGTAAGGCTGTAACCTTGAAACTCATTCATTGCTGCACCCGATGCCGCTGTACCTCCGTTAACTTCCATACCTGCATCCTTGCCTGTTAGGAAAAACGTGCCATCTTTCATCTCAACTATAATAGCCATTCTGTTCTTGATAACTAAATCAAGTTTTTGAGCGTTAATATAGCTAAGTTTAGAAAACACAGCAGCGATAGTTGGCTCGTAAGCTACTGAACCTGTTGCAGGATCTGCTTGAATATTCTCGGTAAATGAATTAGCACCTCTTGGCAATAACTCATATTTGTAAAACAAACCTGTTTTTGTTATAGCGGTAACATAACCGCTTGCATTTTGTGATACTGCTGTTACTGATGATAAAGGTGCGATGTAAAGGTTTTTTATACCTCCAACAACATCTCTACAATCTAACGCAAAACCACTTGTTATTGCACATGGCATAATTTATAAATTATTAAAGGGGAGTAAATTAATACTCCCCATTGTTATTAAACTGTAAATCTTACTACCTCTGCTGGTAAAGCTATCTGTACACCGTACTTGAACTCAGAGCGGAAACGAACAACATCAAAGTCTTCTGAATACCACATCTTGAATCTGTCTTCATCACCTTCTAAGTCAACACCTAAAAACATGTTTGAAGTACGCAATACATATAGGTCACTTGTTCCGTTTAAGCCGTTAACTGGCATTATCTTTAACATTGTACCTGGATGAGTAAATACTGCATCAGCATCACCATTAGCGATGTAATGGAATAGGTTTGCGTTCTTCAATGCTAATTGGTATAAACGATAAACATCGTTACCCATGAATAAATGCAAATCTTCTTTGTCTAATACAGCAACTGGGATTGCAGTGTAAATTGCATCTACTATTGAAAGGATGTTAGTTGAAGTAATTGCAGTTACAGGAGTGATGTAAGTTGATACGTTTGCACTAACTACACCTGCTGCTGCTCCAATGATTTTTTGTAAGCCATCAAATTTGTTCAAGTTGTTGTTAACACTTAAAGTGTCACCTTGCCAAATTGCAGTTTCAATGCTTTCAGCGATTTGACCAGTTGTTTGCTCAACAATAGCTGCTTCGATACCACCTGGTAAAGACTCGTAGTAAGAACCGTTAGTTAACAATAACTGAGTGTACTTAGTTTCTAAGTCTTTAATACACCATTGCTCTTGAACAGAGATTTTACCGATAGTTACATTTCTGCTTGAGATGTCTGTGTCACCACTTGCGTTGAATCCACAAGTACCTCCTGCTTGGAACACTACGTTCTTAGCTAAGGTAGGAATTTGCATAGATGATTTTACACCTGTTAATTTTGTCATTAAAGTCGCTGTCTTTGCTTTGAATAAAGACTTTGTAATTAATGTTGTTTCGTTTGCTTTGGTCCAATTAGTTAGACCTGTTACATTAAATGCCATTTTTTTATTTATTTAATTGAATTAATTATTCTTGCTAAATCTTCGATTGAGTTTTTGTTTTCTTTTTTGAATCCTGACTTCACAGGTTGTGCAGGTGCTGCTGCTGGTTCGTTTGAAATCTTAGAAACCAAGTCAATAACTGCATTAAACTTCGATGCGATTTCGGTATTGATAGCATCAACCTTTGCGTTTACATCTTCTGTACTCATTGCTTCAGGTTTCTTTCCCATTTCCTCAATCTTAACTTCTAATGCTGCTAACTTTTCTGCAAGTTTCTCTACATACATTTCAAGTTCGCTTGCCATCTCCTCTTTCTTTTTGTCTTCAACTTCAACCTCTTCTTTTTCTTCTGATTCCGCAGGTGTAACGGTTACTACTAATCCACCAACGGTTGATACAATAGAACCATCTTCTAATTTGTGTTCAGCATCAGGTGCAGGCATTTGTGTGCCATCTTCTGCTACTACGAATAATGCAGTA